CCGTATTCCCTATTATGGGAACCGGTCACAGGTCACATTTCTTATGTGTTCCTAATCCTCTAAGATAGAGGCACCTACTTCGGTAGAGAGAGCACTCATTTCCAATAACATGAAAATGAACACACTTAAAACTTTAAACAAAAACGAGCAGACCATCGTAAAGATGATATACTGATTTTTATCTAAAGATGTAAGCAGTCAAGCAATCAAGTGGAAACTCATCAAGACCTTAAGGATAAAATCCCGCGGTAATGATGATACCATTGATTTCTTAAAAGCTCTATACCAGATCTCCACTCGCTATGCGATGGGAGTTCCTATAGAACCTATTCCTTTCACTAAATCCGATAAAGAAGGTTTTCCTACTTGCCTTAAGGCATTTAAGAAGCTTCTTCGAGGATCAGTGAATGAACGTCGTGCGGCATTGACTATTTTAGTACAATACCGTGCAATGTTCAAATCGAAACCTAATTATGACATATCAACAATTGTTGATAAATCTATAAGTCCGATTAGAAGTTGATTTACTATAAAAGCATTGGGTCGTTGACTCCGTGGTTTTATGCACAAAATCAAATCTCCAAGATTATCAAGATTGGATCCGCACATTACTTCTAAGGCGGGTCCAAACGGTCCTCATGCGTTATTAAAATCGCATTTGGACGCGTTCGCAATCTCAAGCGGCTCCCTTCATACTGATCTTAAAAGATTAGTAGAAAGGATCCATCCTAAGGATGTCTTTTTAATTAACGACATCACCGTAATGGCCCGCTTGGGTGAGTTCGTTGTCAACAAGATTCGAAAACCGATAGCTTCTCGACTACACTTCATTTCTGAAGGAGGAGGAAAGACTAGGGTTATTGCGATTTGTGACTTCTGGTCTCAGCAAATTCTTAAGGGAATCCATACTAAATTAATGGGAACTCTTAGGAAATTGAAAACAGACGGTACATTCTCACACGGGTTGTTAGCTAGGCAAATGCTTAAGCGAACTGCCGTGGGAGGGTCCTACTGTTTTGATCTTACAGCAGCGACAGATAGAATGCCTGTAAAACTACAGGAACTCGTTCTGGCTCAACTGTTTGATCAAGAGACCGCTCACCTCTGAAGGAAAATCTGTGTCGATAGGGACTTTATAGTTCCTACCGAATCAGGTTTCAGTCAGAATACTGTGCGTTATACCATCGGGCAGCCAATGGGACTTTTGTCCTCTTGACCGTCAATGGCTATAACACACCATATCATCGTCCAGTATGCGGCGCACCTTTCAGGTAGAAAATCTATCTTCAAGGGATACCTCATAATTGGGGATGATATTGCGATATTTGATAAATCGGTGTCAACTCAATATAAGAAACTGTTGAGTGATCTTGGAATGCCAATTAATATGGGCAAATCAGTGATCTCAGAGTCATATCCTTACTGTGGAGAAATAGCCAAAAGGCTCTTCTTTAACGGTAATGAAATAACTCCAGTTCCTCCTGACATAATTAGTGCTGCGGTTAGGGACTACAAAGTAGTTCCCCAACTGATAACACAATTATGTGAATTGGGTTGAATTGAGAATCCATTAGAAATGGACCCCGGGCAGACTGAAATATTCTTAAAGGAACGCATTGAACCCCTTTTCAGGGAAATGCACCTCAAGAATACTCAGGTTTTGCTTGACATCCTAACTTTTCCATTACAAAAGGCGCCTTTTAAAAGGGTAACCTCCGTGTGGGACAAGTTCAATAATGAAACATTATTGATCATATCTCGTCGCGTTTTCGCGAAGAAGATACATAGTATGTCAAATCGTCTAGATCGTCTTACGTCAAAAGATATAAGACAATTATTAAACGATTGGGGAGATCTGCCAATCACTTCGACACCGGATATCGATTACAATTGTCATCCTTTTATAACTGCGTTAAATATGCAGAGGATGCAATTGAAGAATCTAACATTCCAAATAGAGAATCTAGATAATCTAGACTCTATAGTTGAATTAATGTCAGAATTCGAGATGAACTTTCTGCCTGATCCTCTTGCTAAGTCCTTTAGGACTAAACAAAGAGATCGGACAGTTATAAAGACACTAAGGATAAAAGAAATCCGTGAGTACCTTAACAAAGGTCTTCCACCATGACTTGCGACAGGCTGCATCAAAGATACAGGGTCTGGATCCGATTAATCGGCATCCGAGCCATCAGTTAGGGGACATTC